ATACAGGACAATTATGGCTATACTTTAAAGCCCCACTTTGGGTTGAACCAAATGCAAAAATATCAGTAACATATGAAACATCATCATTTCAACCAAACATATCTCTGTCATCAGTTCAAGGTTCTAATCCTAACTATTGGCAAATATCTGCATTAGATGTTCATCCTGTTTCTTCTGGAGTTTATTTTTATAACTATAAATTTAGTCGTGGTTCTTATTTTACTGATACTAAAACAGAAGATGCATTTACAGTTTCTTTTTTACCATCATCTTTTATAACAAGTACATCATATAGTTCAGTTTCAGTTGATACTGTAATGGTTGATAACTATTATCAAACAAGTTACGATATTGAAGATGATACTTCAAAAAGAATGATTAAAAGATTTGTCGAGCAAACAAATGACGATTCATTAAGTGCAGTGCATATTAGATCAGGTGAGAAGAAAAAAAATAATGAATGGATGCCTGCTAATGGACCTATAAGTTTTTATAATAATGGTCTTGGTAATCGTCACTTTGTTAAAATTCAACTATCTGCATTTACAGGTGCAATTTATGAAGAAGAAACTGAATTAGAATTTTTAATTAATAAAAAGGATATTGTTTTTTCACCAAATATTACGGAATATGGTGGTAATTCTGCAACTCTTACAACTGTTATATATCCTACACAATCAGAAAATTTCGGGTTTAAATGGGCAGCATACCCACCAGAAAATGTTTTATTCTATAATCTTAATAATGACCCAATAAGTGCAAATGTTTTTTATAACGATTTAACCGATGTTAAAGTATTATACTTAGGTGTTGATAAAACGGAAATTGTTATTTATTCAGAAGAATATGAGACATCAGCAAGCACATTCTGGTTTCCACCAAGCACTGTTGTAAATGATATTTTCTTAGAAATTAAAGGAAACATAAATGATAATAATAAAACTGGTAGTGGAACACTAAGCGCATTTTGTAATCGTAATGGTCGTTCTTATCGTGTGCCAACAGATGCGAATATTACTTGGAACGAAATTGCTAATGACACTAGAGGAGAAATACTTTTTACAAACTCATTTAACAATAGTGCTGTTGATGAAGGAACAATTTATTCTTCAACAAATGGTTACTCTCTTATAAATGCAACAGTTTCAAGTATTCCTGTTACAAACGATCCTAAATATATTCTTTTTAATATAACTTGTGATCTTTCAAGAAATGATTTTGCATTAAATGCATCCAAGCTATTTTTATATCGCGAATATCCAGCAGGAGATTTATTAACTATTAATGCAACAAGCGGAAATAATTCATTGTTTAGTAGTAAAACTAGTAAAAATTTAATTTTCAAAAACACTACCACACATTTAACATTATCTGCAATTTATCCAAATCTTAACACTTCGGATATTCGTTGGAATGCACTAAGCGGAAATGATGTAAGCGGAAATAATATTCCTTTCTTATCTGGAACTGGAAATATTTTCAATTTCTCTCTTTCAACTCTTTCATCAATTTGTATCAATGTTTCTGCAATATCAGCAAAACCTTTTAATGGCAACTTTAATCGTTACAATTTCACAGATAGTATGTGCTTTTATTTATTAAGCAATATAACTCCGTTAAACTATATCGGTTTCCCTGAAAATCAATATAACCCAAACAGAATAGCAAGCAATAGTGTAGTTGATTATGGAAAGTGTGGTAGTGGATATGAAAATCTAATTTTTAATCTTTATACACAATCAAATGGTATGACATCTTATAAACCATGTCATACAGAAAACTTTTATTTTTCTGCATCTCCTGGGTTCTCTAAATATGTCTGGGCAATTGGAAACACAATTACTGAATCTAAATCTAATAAAGTTATTATTCCTTTATCATATAGTAATGTTTCTGCGAATAACACTGTAAAGGTTTCTGCATTTAATGATATTTTCTTAGAGTCTGATTCTGTAACAGTTTATAACTTTGCATCATCTAATAATTCTAATGTTTATAGACAAAATATAACATTCTTAAATTTCCCTGCACCATCTGCAAGTATTGAATTAACAAACAATTTTGTTGATGTTGAATATTATTCCGATTTACCAAGAATGATTGCAACAATAAACTCTGGTAATTTTGATATAAATGGTTACTCATTCAATATTGTTCTTAGCAGCAATAGTTTTGTGCAAACAAAATTAATAGAGAATAAATCAGCTTCATTCAATTCGATAATTAAAGTTGGAATCGAAGATACTGATTTTATTATAGATGAAAACTCATTTAATAATTGTAAGATTTATCTTTCTGGAAATGTTTCGGTAACAATAAACGGTTTTGATTTTTGCCCAACAAGCTTTCCAGTTTCATCGAATATTCTTTCGCTTTCTGTTTATAGTGGTCCTAATCTTGAGTTGTATGCAACAAAAAATATTTTATCAGCAGGAGAATTTGTAACATTCTATAATGGAAGTAATAAAAATTTTATATCTAATCCGAATATTAGCTTTCAGTCATTTAGATTTGATAATGGTGAAGGAACAATTTCAACTCCATCAACAGGAGCATTAACATTTACCACATTCTATAACAATGAAGGAATTAAATCACCATCATTAACAGGAATTACAAATACAGGAGAAACATATATTCAAACTTGGGATAAACTAATTTCTGTTAAAAATTCTTTTGAAAATTACGATTCATCTATTTCTCGTGAATTTTATGAGAAATTAGTTTTACCATATTCTCTAGAAGATGTTAAGGTAAAACCTAACGATTGGCAATATAGTTCTGTTATAAACCGTTCATTCGAGAAATTAAAAACAAACTTAGATTATCTTAGTGCAGCTTGCTCAATTAACAACATTAATTTTCCAAAAGCAAACGGTGGTTATCTTGGCGAAAGATTTGGTAACTTTAAATGGCAAACAAAATACGATCCGATAAATGTTCAAAATACATTATTCAGTGATTTGCGTTCTGTTCAATTCTTTGAAGATCAAATTATAGCATTTAACGGAAACCGTTTAGAAATATACAATATATCATATAATCCTTCAAGAACATATTCCATTAATAAAATTGGCAATGGAGAGATTTTTGAAAATCCAACAACTCTACACTATAGCGATGAACTTAAAAGACTTTATATTTTAGACAACGGCAAAAAAATATTATTTGTTTGTAGATTTGACATAAACAATCCAAGTGATATTGAAATTACACATTATTGGGGCGGTAATGGTTCAAAAGAGGATCGTACCAAGTTTAACAATCCTGTTGATTTTTGCTTAGATAGTCAATATAATTTATTTGTTGTTGACAGCGATTCTCTTGTTATAAAAGTTTATAATAAAAACTTAAACTGGATTAGAAATATATCATTGAGCAAATTTAACAGTGATAATAAACCACTTTCAATTTCCGAAAGAAATGGTCTTTTCTCTGTATCAACAACTTCAGGAGAAACTATTTTAATAAATCAATTTGGTGAGGAGAGTAATTCTATAACTAAAAAGGATAGTATAAATTCTGTATTAAATGTTTTACATGAAGGTATAATTTATATCATTAGCGGAAAATCATTAGCAAAATATACTATAAACAATACCTTTATAAACGAAATAACTTACAATGATGATATAGTTGATGTTGTTTTTGATAGTTACCAATCTTACATAATCTTTAAAGATTATATATTAAAATTTGTAGACTATATAGAAATTGATAAAGTTATAAATTCTAACGAATCTCTTTCAGGTTTTGATTGGAACACCATTTATGTAAATGAAAATGAGTTTGTAACAGATTATATCTTTAATGATTCATTTAAAAAGATAAAGGATAATACTAGTCTTTTAAATAGTCGTATCGACAAGAAATTATTTGTTGATCTTGATCAATATTACAGAGTAATTAATCAAACCGCATCATCTTATTCGCCATCTGCATTAACAGACTATCCTCTTTTCTTAGGAGTTAATGAGCCTGTTTTATA